TTAGAAGTGGCCGCAATATACAAACCCGATCCCTTGATCTGGCTCATCTTATTAACCGTATCAGCTACCACGTTAGGTAAAGATTCTACCGTAGTAGACATATCAACACCATCATCCTCCAAAGAAATAGAATAAAGATAACCACCCTTAACTTCCGTATAATTAGGAGGACAATCTGTACATCCTTTCATGATAGAGATAAGACGTTGGGTATAGTCAGCAGGTTTAGCCCCTTTCTTCATAACCTTATAACGTGACATGCTACCCTCAATAGTCTCTCGTACGATCTTCAACCCCGGATATTGGGCGCGAACCTCAGCCAAGGCCAGATCATCACCAGTATCACATACCTCCATACAATAGAAGTTGACATCTTCCGTCTCAGGCTCCGTAGCCTCATTGGTGCATCTTGTAACAGGAGTAATATCGATATAATCAGATACCTTTCCACCACCAGCAATAGGCTGGTTCTTCATCCTCTCGATACATTTCAGGACGGCGGGCAACAAATCAACCTCCTCGCAAGGATCACACTCCTCGCATTGATTTGGCGTATTATCACAATCATCCAAAAGAATGGCGTCATTGATCTCTACACGACCCTCCTCATAGCCAAGAAGCTCAAAGGCACGACCAGCGAGAACCAAGCGGATAGCGATACGGTCTCCTTTGGAGACTGAGAATGCCGTGTCATCAGAAACACCATTGTATCCTAAGATAACATCATCGACATAAGCATGATCTTTCTTCGGCCAAGAAGCGTAGATCTCCGTGATCTCGTTCAAAGAGAATAACGGCGTGGAAAAATCCTTATCATAGATAGAGCGGGAAGCCGCTTGTTCATTACGACCGATACGGATCTCATAACGCTTGTCGTTACGAGGCTTACCGGTAAAATCAATCACGGCCTTACAACCGTTCTCGGAAGTATCTTTAGTATCGTAAATACCGATCTGTCCTTCCTTCAAGAAGATGGAATCAACATCCACCATCTTAGCGTGTGGGGATACGAAAAGTACCCGGTCTTGCGGTCTGTGCAACATATTATCAATATTTTAGTTTAAAAATCATTTACCTAACGCAAACATAATAATAAACGAGTTCACGACAATAAAACACGATCACGAGTGTATAGGCATATAAATAAATTACATTTTTTGTAAAAACATTATTTAAGCCACTTTTTCTTATACATCTTCCTTATCATATCAATAAGTTCATCGAAACTTTTTATATAACCCATATCTATAGCCCATATAAGATTGCCTTGTATTTGCTCCAATTCCTTCAGCTCAGCTTCCGTAGCCTTATTCCTGATCATACTTTCATGGATATTAAAAACAATATAATTAAGACCCTTGGCGATCTTAACATAATCTACATCCTTAAATCTAGAAGCTGCCCTAGACAAAGCATTATACCTATCACCAGCCTCTATTCGATTAAGAATAAGCTTATCAGTTAACCACGTAACAACCTCGGCATACAACATAGGATTCAATTCCATAGCTACAAGAACCCATATATAAGGATTACACATAGTTCTCCTGTTCTCGCCCCTACCAACCGTCTTATAAGCACCAAACTTTTTCATTACTTTTATAAGAGACTCTTTTTCAACCATTTCCATAAAAACAGGAAATCCTGTTTCTATCATATATCCTTGTTTTTCAAGAATATAGTATATTCGCTCAGCACTCTCCTTGTTAGAAAGGATATTCTCTATCCTCTTATCATTCCATCCTTCCTGAATCCTTTTCCTGGTATAGGCTTCCTGTAAATCAGTCAACGACATGAAAGACGTTTTAGTGTCTTGCTTGATAGTAACACCAAAAAGATCCCTATCCTTGGAGATCATAACAACATTAGTTTTCATATTATATATATTTAATTATTTAATACGACGCAAATATATAAATAAAAGTTTTACCGTAAAAATATATAGATAAAAAATATTCCAATATAAAATCATTATATTAAATATTTTGCAAAACACAAAAACCATACTTACGATTTCTGGAGTCGGAGAAATCTCCGATTCCAGAAAATATGCATAGGATGATAAAAAAAATAAGCCTACCCATTTCTGAGCAGGCTTATCAATCAAAACTAACGTTGTTTATTTAAAAGAAGCCACATTATCCTTATCAAGCTGATACCTCTGCAACTCGTTCTCGTTAAGGCTGAATTGTTTAGCGACCATATCCAGAATCTCCTCCACAAGATAATCGGGCAGCTCCGGGTCGATGTCCGTAGATTGGATACCGGCGGCGTTGATATACCCCGACAGGTCCACCCTGACAGGACGGCGGTAGTACGTCATCTTAACCTCCTCGGTACGGAAGCCTGACTCGTAGACCACGACCTTCCCGTTCCCTATGGAGTAGAATGTCTCCCGATAGTCGTAAGAAGGGCGGTTATTCTCGTCTCCAAGAAGCTCATGGATATTCTCGTTCTTAGCCTCCCACATAACGAAATCAGTGACCTCACACCCTTTGTATGAGAAAACGCCTTTTATGTTAGAGAACCATAGATAGTCGTCAGGTAAGTTAAAGGACGTAGACTCAGGGTCATCCATCCTACCCGCATTATCCAACGACATCCAATAAACAAGAAGGTTTTGGATGGAGCGTATAGTCTCGTCATCCTTCCTATTGAGATAGTACTTAACCAACCGGTCTTGGGCCTCGTTGAACAACAGCACGAACCTTCCCGGATCAAGCTTAATCCCGCCATTGGCCAGATTCTGCTCGTTCTTCTGCAAAGACCTTAGATACGCTTCTTGGATTGTCATCGTTATTCCTCCTTAGCCTTATCACCTTCCTCTACGTCATCCTTCTTCTTAATATCCTTAACCTTCTTGGCCTTGGACTTATCATCGATATTAGACATAGATATGATCTCCTCATACTCATCCAATACATTAGCCTTTATGTTAATAAAGTCTTTCTTGGTAGCCAAGAACTCGGCGGATGTCCGAACGTCAGGTCCTATGATCTGGCCATTATATTGTAATCCGGATGGAGTCATATTGATACGACCATTTCGTTGAAGGACGTTTACGATACGGTAAAACTCAAGAACTTCCTTGAAATCACCTTCCAATGACCGATCCCAGATATCAAGCAGATAATCAACATTGGTCTTCTTCTCATTCATCCAGTTTGATAGAGATCCTGTATAATACTCATCCTCCGTGAAATCCGGGCGAGTTACGATACCGATGTAAAGAAGAAGATCGATGACAGCCTGACGATCGTCGCCGCCTTTCTTAAGGGCGCTGATAAACTTATAGCTGATGTTCATCTTATTGATCTCACGCTGCTGAACGAAATCCTTCATATTGTCTTTCTCTACGAAACAGAACATGGAGTTCATGAAAATAGGGTCACCATCCATTTCCTGAGGAGTCAACATGCCGGAAAATACAGCCAGATATAAATAAAATAGATCTACGGTATTAGCCGTATTATAAACCTTACCCATGAAGATCTTATCCTTAGCGTCATCCCAAAATTCTAAATTGGTTTGAGATAGATCCATCTGTGACATTTCCTCGAAAGGCTTCATGATATTATCTACCCGCTGTTTGACGAGCTTATCGATCTCATTCTTGTCAAGACCATTATAGCATCTTGATCTTGGATAAAAACCGGTGTTATAGGCCTTGGAGAAATCATCCCAAGGGCAACATACGTGAGTGGCGTTCTCCGGGAACGGAGCTTTAGCTATATTAGCGTCTTGAAAGGCCTGAGGAGCACTTCCATCGTGTTTGCCTACAACCTCATATAAGGTATCTGACATGATATTGAAACCGTTTACCTCGGCCAATACCTTCCTTGATTTTAAAATTTCTTTCATTTCCTTTTTGCGTTACTTTTTAAAAAAAAGAGGAGAGGAATATCCTCCCCTCTAAAAACCAAATTACATATATGAAAAAACTTAGCCGAAGCAGTTCGGTTGAAGCTCGATAATCAAGAACTTGCTGTTATCCATAACCCAAGCCGCTGAAGCTGAGTGGCACCAGAATTGCTCTTTCATGCCCGGCAAGGATGATACGATCTCATTACCGTTAGCTTTGTGCGCCCAACGACCGTACTCATAACCCCACCACATGCTTACGCCTTCTGGTTTGATATAGAATACGTTGTTATTCATATTACCTAACTTAGCGTTAGCCGTATTAGGAATAGCGGAATATGCGTTAGTCGATCCAGCGTCAGTGATATTCTCAATAATACAAGAATAAGAGGATCTAGGATACATACCATTCACTAACTCGCTACGATCTGTCATGTCAGCGTAATCCAAAGAAGGATCATGCTCGAACTCAACATTGCCGATGCCCGGGATGAAAGCTCCCTTAACCTGAACCGGACCTAAGATCATGGCGTCATTAGTACCAGAGATAGGGTTAGAAGGCAACATCCTATCGCTTCCCATACCCCAGCTTAAGTTCTGCAAGGTAGTGAAGAACGATTCCCTGATCAACTTCTCTAAATTGATCATAGCCATAGCTCCTACCTTGAACTTAATCTTACGTTCCGTAATAGGAAGATCCTGACGTCCACGGAAAATATAAGCTGCGGCAGCCATAAGCGTGTCCTTAGTAATACCCATCGGGCGGCTATAGTAGATAGTGTAACCACGGCGAAGCTGACGATAGATACCTTCATTCAAATGGATAGGACCATTTTGATCCATGATAATACCACCTTCTTGCCACATCAACTGTCTAGCTTCCAGCTTAACCAACTCAGCCATACAGAACACCTCCAACGTAGAGGCTACTTTAGCTGTACGCAAATCAAGTCTACCATTAACAGTCTTACCGATAATAGCCAGATCAGGAATATTACCCTCATACTCACTTCTCATGGCATTCATACGACGAAGAGCGGTCTCCACAAACTCTGAAGTGCTGTTCTGGGCGGCCTGCATGGACTTCATACCAGCATACATAGTTGTCTCTCCTTCAACACCACGGTGGTTTCCTAAACGGAACTCACAGGTCATGGAACCGGCCTTGTCAGCTCCAGATACCTTAGAGAACTGAGTGCTGTACTCACCAAGAGCATGACCGATCTTCCAATAACGGATACCAGGACGTAATTTCTCTTTAGGGAAGTATTTAGCCTTACCACCGATAACATGACACCAATAACGTGTCAAATCACCTTCGGTCTTAGACGGGATCTCACCTGAGATAAGGATATTACAACCGTTAGCAGCATCGTAGGTAATAACATCATAAGCCGTAAACTCAGATGTATTCAAAACGATATCAAATAAGCTACCATCAATACCAGGTTTCAGGTGATGACCTGAAGTATCCTCAGCCGTAACGACAGCGAATGTCTTTGTAACAGGAAGATCATAACGGAAAGAAGCTCCAATACCGTTAACAGAGATCGTAGCGCCGTTATTAATCATACCCATATACATCGGTACAGGGTAATTAGCGATATTAGAGAACAGATTCAAAAGACCCAAATGATTCTTATCCGGATCCTCATAATACCAGCTCGCCAATGAGCCTAAGTTATGCTCTACGAGCGAAGTCTTATAGTTCTTGGCGTCGGTGAAGGCAATAACGTTATCACCATTCACGGTAGCCGGGAAACTTTTTGTCAAAAAAGGGTTCATAATTATCTATCTTTTAATGTTATACACTCTTTGATCCACTCAGATCAAGGAAGTTAGCTTCTATAGTATCGTTATCGATATTAGTCTTATTCTGCTTTCCTCCCTTATT